GTGTTGTAGGTGCGTTCGATCACCACCGTCGGTTGGAGGCGGAACTGCCGGCCTTCGGAGGATCGTTGCGTCTCGGGGTCGGAGGAGGCGGTGAGACCGACGGCCTGGTTCTCCAGGGCGATGCGCCAGGTTTGGAGGTCGCGTTCGACCTTACGAACCCGGCCCGCGGTGTCAGCGATCTCCCCGTCGGGGATGACAGAGGCGACGAGGGCGGTGGCCGCAGCTTCGAGGGCAGCGATCATCGGCGGTAAATCCACGGTTCGAACGACTCTGCCTTGACGCCCAGCCCATCGGCGTGGCGGAGCCGCTCCACGAGACGGTTGGCATCGCCCCGGTACGGTGAGCCGGGGTCGGACGGCAAGGGGGAACGCGACCTGGCCTCGGCGCGTAGCCGCGGATAGGAACCCAGGGGATGATGGCGGAACTCTGCCAGCCGTTGGCGCAGCAGTGCCAGCATGCCTCGCAGATCACGAGCGGCTTGCTGCTCGGCGAGGAGGGCCAGCCAAGCGCGTTGGCCGATCTCGTCCACAAGCGTCGGGTCGGGTGACCTCATAGGAACCTCCCCGGCAGCCCCAACGCCTGCCACACCGTCACCAGATCAGCGAACGAAACCTTGCCGCGCGGCTTGAGCGCCTGGTCAGATAGCCAACTCACCAGCGGCCCAGTGGGGGTGCAGTCGGAGACCTCGGCGATGTGCGGCCCCTCGGCGTCGACGTCCAAAAGGATGCGGAACGACTCCAACCCTGCGGGGCCTCCGCTGAACACCTGCAACGCCCGGCGGACTTCGAGGGGCACCCAGCCACGATGCAAGCAGGCGGCGCATCCGGTTGCGTCGCAGTCGGGGCAGGCCGCCTTGGGACAGTCGGGGGAATGCACGGAGAGGTTGAGCACCACTTCGAAGCGCTCGGCATCCGAGGCGCCCCACAGTGCCATGACGACGGGGAGTTCGCCGAGTTCGCAGGCGACCCCGTGGATTTGGTCGGTCTGCACGAAGAGGAGGGTTCCGGCGCCGACGCAGGGCAGGTAGTCGGTGAGCATCATGGTTGGTCGTCCAGAGGGGGGCCGTCCCAATCCCAGTCGCTCCCCAGTCCGATGGTGAAACCCAACCGGATGTCCTCCAGGAGTTCGTCGGTGATATGGCACAGTGCGAACAGCTTCTGGAGCTGTACGCTGATCTGCCGGAAGGCCGGCTTCGAGGCGGTGATGGTTGCGGCTTCAGCGCCCCAGTACGCCTGCACGCCGCCCCATCTCGATCCGTCCACGCGGGACGTTTCATTGATCGCGGGTATCTTGAACCCGTTGAAGTTCGCTCCAACAGGTTGCTTGGCGCACATACTAAAGACCTTACCGGTCTGGTATGTCCTGTCGAGCAGGGTCGGGATGAACTCCTGGGCTACGAGGAAAGCGCCGTCTGAGGGGACGGTCTCACCAAGCCCGGTCGGGGCCTTGGTGATGGCCTTCTTGGTGATCGGGTCGTATCCTTCTCCGATGCACCGGAACAGCCTCTTATCGGTACTGGAAGAACCCAGTCCCCGAATCGTGGCGTCCCGGACAGCCAGCAACTGCTGTCCCAAGTGGGTGAAGGGCTGGTCGCCCTCATCCTTGGTCACGTGGGTATCACCTTCCGCTCCCACTCCCGGGGTGAACTTCCGGTCCACTTGCTTTTTCCTGTCCTCATCGAGGACTGCGACCGCTGCCGCTCTGGCGGCTTCGCTGATCTGCTTAAGTTCCTCTGGTGTCATCTACTTTACCTCCTGAAAACTTTCCTTGACCGCTTGGGTTACTGCCTGGAGAATCTCTCCTATATCCACAGGCGTGTCGCCGCCTGGTGCGCGCTTTTCTGCTTCCTCGGCCCCCATCATGTCCTCGGCCATGCGCTTGCAATCGCCGGCTGATTTCTCGCAGTCGGCCATCGTGTCGCGCATCTTTTTCATGCCGTTCATGTCCATTTGCTTGCCTCCTGTTTTGATATACAAGTCTTGCGCCAGCGTGCCAGCTAGCGCTTTGTTGTCACCGCTGAACGTAATCTCGGGCAAGAGACATTTCAAATAGGTCAACTCGTCTGCAATCTCTTCCTGAGAGACGACGGCCTTGTGGTGGTCTTGATGCTTTGGGGCCAGTTCGGCCTTCTCGATGTCCTCGATGAGCTGTGAGACAACGGGATCGGCGCTCTTGGAATGCCCCTGCATGGCCTCCCTGTTCGATGGGACGCATACCTGGGAGATTTCCAGTAATTCAACCTCAGTGTAGGTCCTTCTGGGTGACTTCTTGCCGTCTCCCTCGTCGAAAGCGAGAGGAATGAACCCCACCGAGAACGCGGCCATGCCCTTTTGAGCAAGGTTGAACGCCCAATCCGCTTCTTCGTTGCCCTCGTTGATGTAGTACTTGGGTTTCGCCATCAAGCCTTCCTCGGAGGCTTTGATTGAGGTGAACTCCCCTATCTGCTTCCTGAGGTCGCCATAGTTGTGACTCGAAAGTAAAATGGGCCGCTTCCTGAATGAGGGAAGGGTCTTCTTCCAGGCTCCCATGTCGATTGACTCACCGTCCCTATCCATCGAGTCGGTGGACATGGGGATCAGCATGTCTATCAGGCCCTCGGATTCCGAGACCGACTTGACCTCAGCTCGGAAGGTCTTGATCATTGCTCTTTCCATAACTTCACCTCATTCGATGACTGGTAATAGCGTACATCGGCAATCTACGTGAGCGGGGGGCCGGAAGCCCTCTGAAATCAGGTGTATCTCACCATGCAACGGCTCACATATCTCGCAGACCCTTTCGTCTATCGCGGTGTACCACTCTGACTTGTTCAGGCCGGCCTCTTTATAGCCTTCCTCGGCGCCGATGTTCGACGCAACCATGACCTCAGTCCTGGCGATTCGCGTGGCCCTCATCTTGCCGAAGTAATCGAACTCCGTCTCAATTCTCTTGCGTATCTGGTCCATCGACTCCCCGATCTTGAACCCTTCGGCAATGGTTGCCGCCAACCTCGCAGCCGATTCTTCCCCTATCTCCATAGCCGCCCATGTCATTCTCGTCTTCAGCCATTTCAGCCCCTGAGCCGATACAACAGGCGGGATAGGCGGAATATCGGCCTGCTTGTGCGGATTGATGGGTTTGACTAGTTCCTCTCCGCCTCTTTGAGCGGCTGACATCGCCTGCTCCAGAATGGGTTGCATGGTCTCGATGTATTCTTTCTTGGCGGCTACCCTGTCCAAGAGATTGTCTTTCTTGCCAGCATCGAGCTTCGCTATAACCTGATTCTGCTGTTCGCGCCACATCGCACGCAGTCCCTCGATGCACCTACCTTCAAATGTCTCCGCCCGCGTGACGTAGTCCTTCCAGTAGGCTTCGGCCTGAGATTCGTTCATGGCTTTCGCTACTGCAAGCCGCGGCATGTTGATAGTGGTGAGATTCTTCGGGGCCAATCCCTCAAACGGATTAGCCGGAGCCACGAAATACTCTTCCCCTTCCGGCCCTTCAACAGCGTCCAGTTCCACCATGTCCCGCGCTTCGTTCCGTGTTATCAAACTTGCCTTGAACAACCTCTCGGCGTTGGCCGTATTCGCGGCCATGTCCTCGGGGACGGGATTGTCGAAATCTAAGTGTAAGTCTCTCCCGTACATCGGTAACAATTGCTCATTCACGGCTTCTCGGATAGCAGTCAATTCCGGCAGCACGACCCACTTCGCAAACACGTACTGCGCAGCGTCGGCGTTGGCCCGGTTCACGTCCTCTGTGATACCCAGGATTGAACGCGGTACGTGATAGGCACCCAGAATGGCGTCCCGGTTGAACTTCCTGAGAGCTTCGAAGTCCATATCCCTGTTCGTCATCGTCAGGACGTTGGCCTTGCCGCCCCACAGAAAGCCGGTCTTGCCCCGATTACGGTATCCCTTGTGCCTCTCGTCCCATTCCATGACGAGTTCCTTGCGCGCATCGGCAGAGGGTAGATTGTCGGCCGGGTACTCGATCATGAACCCTGGTGTGGCGTCGTTGAAAAAGAGCTTCTGCTGATAACGTGCAGCATACCTCTCCGAGTCGAGGTCCACCGTCAGGGCCTGAGCTGGACTCAATCCTCGATAGGGGTTGAATGGGTTCGGCGTCATGACGTGCAGGACTTCCTCTCGCTCAAAACGTTTCGTGACCGACCCTCTCTTGTACTCATAATGAGAGATGTACTCCGTCTCGGAAGGGACGACATTCATATAAGCTGGAGGAGCCAGCCACATCTCGCCTGGTTTGCCCTTCCCGTTGCGGTTCAAGACCCAAAAGGATTCCCCCACCAAGGACTTGTACATCTCCGAGAGGTACAAGAATTGGTACAGCGTTTGGAAAGGATTGACGTGCGTCCACAGATCGAGAAAGTCGTGCTGCTCGATTTCCGTTAACTCCCCGGCCTTCTTCTGGTATAGATGCCAGGGGACGTCCGCCACGGCCTGAGCGATGACATTCACGCATCCGTAGAGCCATCCTATTTCACCGTAAGCCCTAAGATAGTTCTGGTATCCCCATCCCGGCGGGACCTGCATTTCGAAGAGTCTGAATCCCGACTGTCCCGTCCCGAGCGGGTATCCCAGCGCCTTGCCGATTAGTTGACGTAATCCCATGCCTCAGCTTGCCACCCTAACCAAAACGCTTATCGGCGCGGTGAGACTTGTCACTATTGGTCACGGTCCTGCACTTTTTAGTTCACCCCTCCGGCAAAACTGAACCCATAAGAGACCGGGTTAGCCAGATGCCTGAGCGCCTGAGTGGTCGAGTCCACCATATCGTCATGCTCACCATTCGGGAAAGCCGACAGCTCCTCGATGTAAGATGACAGCCAGGGAGCATACTCCGGGAGATAGACGCGACCGGCCTCGATCAAGGGGGTCACAGCATAGGCCCTAGAAACTTTGTCTGAGTCCACCTTCACCGGGCGAATGGGCATCCTGGACTCTCGCTTGATCTCCTGAATCAAAGACTGTCCCGAAGCGGCATCCTCTATGAGCACGTCGTTCGGGTGGTCCCGCTCGTATCCTATCGTGCAGAGACGCTTCAACTCGGGCATTTCCAATCTCTCTCTGAGGACCTCCAATAGATAGTACCCGGTATCGGTGACTCCCCACACGGTGCAGACAGAGTAATCATTCCCGGCTTTGGCTTTGAACGCCGTGTCCCAGGAGTGGATGATGTACTCGAACGCGGGTCGGGCCCTGTAGAACTTCCACCACTCGCGTTTGAAAACGTTGCCTTCGGCCTGAGAAGGGGAACATTGATAAAGTGCTTCGAATGCTCGTGAACCGATGCTGGCTCTGGTAGTCTGTAGCACTGCAAGCGGATATCTCTCCGGCCAGAGCGCTTTCCCGTCCTGAATAGCCGGCAGACTTAAGACGACCCACTGATCCGCCTCGGGGTTGGCTTTCGCTTCCGCGAGTATCCTTCCCGCCAGATCATTCAAATGCCACCTGGTCTGAATCAGCACGATAGCCGCATTGGGCGCTAACCTCGTGCGGGCGACCATCCTGTACCAGTCGTAGTTGCGCTCCTGGATGGTCGCAGAGGACGCTTCCTCCGCCGACTTGACGGGATCATCGATCAACAGAACGTCAGCACCTTGACCTGTAATCCCGCCGCCTACGCCGGCAGCGATGTACGACGGTCTCAAGTCCTGCTTCTCTTTGAGTCTCCAATGCACGGCGCCGGACTGGTCTAGTTGATGTGACCATAGTCTCTGATACTTCGGAGAGCCTATCGTGTCCCGGACCGCAGACGACACGGTGTAAGCTAGCCCCTCAGCGTAGGAACAGCCGATAATCGAATGCTGAGGATGTTTTCCGAGATACCACGCCGGAAAACGAATAGAAGCCTGCTCGGTCTTTCCATGTCGCGGCGGCATAAACACCATCAAGCGTTTGATCTCGCCACGCTCGACCGCTTCCAGTTTGTCCGCAAGCTGAACCAGATGATCCGCTGGCTGATAATCAGAGAGCGTATATCCGCAGAATTGGAGCAGTCTTTCACGGGCGGCGCGCCTGAGAAGTAGTTCCTCAGCAGCCTCGATAGCCGTTGGGCCTTTAGTTTTTGCCGGCGAATACCACTTCATCCTTGTGCCCGTTCGTCCGTATGATCGCCGCGAGTTCGTCGTCTGAAAGCTGGTCGGCGGTGACTTTGACGTTGATGGTTTGCGTCCCGGAATGCTCCACCTCCTGCCGGTCGGACATGCCCAGATGGTTCTTAGCGAGGAATATGGCCGCCGCCACATTGTGCTCGGCCTGCTGGAATAAATGCCGTCTGAGCGTCAAGAGGCCGGAGACGCGCTTCTTGGCAAAGATGTTCTCGAAGGACATGCCGTACTGTTTGTAGACACGTCTCTGGAGAGTTCTCCATGTGACCTGAAACCAGGCAGCTATCTCGTCACGGGTGGCTTGAATAGCGCAGAGCTTTTCGAAGGTGGGCCAATCGATAGGCGCAAGGTTAGAGACCCCACGTTTAGTCGGGGTCTCTTTCGCCTTCTTCATGGCAACAAAGAACGCCGCACATCTCTGGCGGCGTTCTACAAGGGTCTTCCTTAAAATATCACGCTAGGTTCAGGTTGTCAAGTGCCTCCTGCAACAGGGTTGTCATTTATCCTATAATCTTTATGACTACGCAGATACCGCGTCGACGATTCGGAGTGGTGCCTCTCGCTGCCATTCTTCCGGCGGCAATTTGACCAGTTCCCTAATGGTCCTTTCCCTGTTTCCTGCTGCCATACTATCCTGTCCAGCAGCGTAAGTACCATCTCCGATATACCGACGTTGCCACGTATAGCCACAGAAGCGGCACTTGAACGGACACCCCACCGACGATTCGGAGTACATTTTGCCATTTGTTAGCCTGAAGCTGTGCGGGTACAATCTCTCCGGTTGAGCAATCGTATACTGCCGGTCGGCCTCGAACGT